ATCGGGTTGCCGTCGAAGTAGACCCGCGTGATCTCGATCATCTGGTCGATCGAGGCGAGCCACCAGTAGCCTTGCGTCTCGTCGTACCGGACGTTGGGCGCCGCCACCATGCCGCGTGCGCTGATCTGCCACGAGTCGTGGATGCCGGTCAGGAGTGGGAGGTGCGTCCCGTAGATCGTGGGCTCGGCCGCGCTGCCCCAGAGGGTGCGCTCGAAGGTCCCGGCCGGGACTGGCGTGCGGAGCACCGTGTCGTCCGTCTTCAGCTTGAGGACCGTGAACAGCCCATCCCGCGACCAGTCCGCCACGACCCCGCGGAACCATGCATCCCAGTCCGCTACGACGAGGCCCGCTGCGGCGATGTCGATGGAGGCCGCGCTCCCCCGCGGGTCGTAGGTCTCCAGCATCCGCAGGAGCGTCCCGGCCGGGTCGGTGATCGCCACCGAGGTCTCGACCGCGTCGAGGGCGTTGGACTCGATACCGGTCCCGTACTCGATCGGCTCCCACCCGCCCTTCTTGACGACCGCCGTGACCTGGCCGGCGGCTGTCACGCGGCCCGCCGGGGCGTAGATCCCGGCGCCGAGGGAGTAGCCTCGGGCCTCCCACGTCACGCGGAGGACGGGGAACGGCCGAGCGCCACGGGCCTTGGCCTCGAGGAGTGCCGCGGAGGACACGCTACGCCCGCCCGGCCGCGATCAGGGCCGCGAGCCGCTTGCTCGTCTGACGCTCGACCGTCTTCAGCGTGTGGCTCCGCAGCGCGCGGGCCCCCTCGGTGCTCTGGAAGGGGTTCTCGCTGATCGCCAGGTTGATCGTCGTGGTGTTCCCGCCACGCCCCATCCTGCCCCGCGGCGAGGAGTAGAGCCCGGAGGCGGCGCTGAGGAGCCCGGAGGCCCCCATGCGGGACCGCGGGATGACCATGGCCAGCTCGCCCGGGTGCGTCTGGATGCGCGGGCCCAGGCCGTGCCCGAGGTTCGGGGTGATCATCGGCCCGAAGCCGCCCGCGGCCGGGAGGTCAGGGTCACCTCGATCCGCCGGCTTCCAGCCGGCGTTCTGCTGGAGGACCTCGAGCATTTTCCTCTGCACCCCGAGGCTCTCGATCAAGGGGTCAGCCATGATCTCAATGCCGTTTGCCTTCGCCTCGTCCAGCAGCTTCTGCGTGTTCGCGTCCAGCGCGTCGCCGCTCTGAATGCTGGCGTTGAGCTGCTCACGGAGGAGTTGGCTGATCGCACCGAAGCCCGCCATCTGCGCCTCAGCCGGGCCCTTGCCTGCCTCGACGGCCGCGGCCACCGCCTGATCGAATAGCTCTTGGCTGGATGTCGCAGCGGCCCCCATGAGGCCGGCGTCCACCATCCCGGCACCGCGCATCCCGGCCAGAATCCCCGCGATGTCTCCGGCGGCGCCCTGCGCACCCTGGAAGGCCTCCGACTTGGCGAGTGCCGGGTCGAGATGCATGCCCATGCCGCTCTTCAACAGGGCATCGCGGACCTTCCCGACCATCGTTTCCGCCGCGGCCTTCAGCTTCTCTGACATTCCGCCCGCATCGATGCGGGCCTGAAGCTGCTCCGCGAACTGCGCTGCCTGCGAAAGCCCCGCCTCGAGCTTCTGGCGCGTCTCGATCTTCGCGGCCTTCGCCTGTTCCTTCTTCTGCTCCTCTTCCTTCTGCTTCTTCTCCTTCTCTTTTTTGCCTCCTCCGATCCATCCCATCACGCCACCGACCACGCCACCGACGATCGCACCGACGGGGCCGCCCACCTTGTAGCCGAGGTCGGCCTGCTTGAAGCTCTCGTCCCACGCCGAGCCCGCCTTGCTGTCCTTGCCGAACATCTCCGAGCCGATCGCACCGGTGGTCGTGGCCATCGCGGCGTAGGCGTCGCCCTGGGTCTTGGCATTCCCTATCGCTTCGAGCCCCGCCGCGAGTGCGCCCGTGGCCCTCGACAGGTGGGCGAACGTGTCCTCGCCATTGGAGGATAGGCGGCCGAACATGTCGCTCACGCCGCCGAGCGCCATCTGCCATTTTTCTGTGGACCTGGCTGCATCCTCCAGACCCGGAATGATCCCGCGCGTGAGCGCCTCGGTGTAGGCGTCGCCCAGCACGCTCCACTGGTCGCCGACGAGCTTCCCGGTGTCGCCGAGAGCCTCCATCCCGGCGATGAACTTCTTCAGCTCGGCGTCGTTCAAGTTGCCGATTCCGCCGCGCCGCATGAGCTCGGTGTTCAAGTCCTTGAATTGCTCGGTGACCTGGGCTGTCGTCGGTCCGAGGAGCGCGGTAACCCGGATGTACTCGCTGACGATGTTCTTGATGTTCTGGTCGGCGTTCTTACCCCACTCGTCCCAGGTCTTCATCGCCTGAGCGCGGAAGTCCTTGTCGGCCTTCAGCAGCTCAGAAGACAGCGCCTTCCGCTCGTGGCGCTCTTTCTCGATCGCCGCGAGCTTTTCTTTCAGAAGGCGCTGCGCCTCCTCTTCGCGCTCCTTCGCGCCGGCCTTCGCAGCCTGCTGGGCCGGCGACTCTGGGCCAAGGCTGAGTTCTGTCGGGTCCGGCCTGATCCGAGCCATTCGCTTGTTGAAGTCGGCGAGCGACTCCGTCACCGGAGGGGCGTCGGAGATGCCCCACATCGCGTTTTTGCGCTTCTCGTTCGCGAGGATCATCTGAGCGATGGCGCCGATGAACTCGTTTTTGTAGTGCCCAAACTTGCGAGCAAGCTGGTCTATGGCCTGGTCGGTCTCATTGAGCGACTTGACCATGTCCGGCCCGAGCGCGCCGATGGCCCTGTAGCCGCTGGCTGCGATCTGGTCGAGTACCGGGATCAGCGCCTCACCCGACTTTCCGAAAGCTGCCTGCGCAGCGGCGCCTCGTATGTTCACGTCCTCGATGTTCAGGATGGCCTGAGCCACCGCCTGGAGTTGCTCCTCGGGCGAGAGATCCTTGATCGCAGCGAGATCGATACCGTACTTCTGGAGGTCCTTCCCCCCATCGGCAATCTCCCGGTGAAGCGACTTCATTGCTACAGTGAGCGTCTCAGCCGGGATGCCTGCGTCCTCGAGCAGCGCCCGAAGTTGCTGGACCTCCACGACTCCCAGTCCCGTGCGCTTGGCCTCGTTCGTCCACTCCTCGGCCTTGCTGGCGAGGTCCGCCACGGCGCGCAACGCGGCTCCGCCGGCCACCGTCACGGCCCCGAGCGCCCCCGCCGCCGCGATCCCTGCCGGGCCGATCGCGGCCAGGGCACCCGACACCCCGCCGCCCGTGGTGAGCGACGTGAACGCGGCGCCCAGCTTCGACCCCATCCCCGTCAGGCCCTGGAGGCTCGCCGGCACCTTCGCGCCAGCCGCAGCCAGCGCGCTCACCTCGGCCGTCACACGCCTGAGCTGGTCCCCCGAGAGCTTCGACGAGCCGCCCAGCTTGAGCACGGCCTGCTCGAGCATCCGCATCTCGTTCGTCGGCCGAGTCGCGTTGATCTTGTCGATGTGGCCCTGGATGGCCTTGAACGTCTGGGCCTGGGCCCGCTCCATCTGCTTGTTGGCGCGGTCGAGCGCACCCTGCGCCTTCGCGACCGCAGCCGCCATCTCGGGGGCGAGCTTCGACCCGTCCGCCCCAAGCTGGATGGTCGCCCGGCCGATGGTCTCTTCGCCTGCCATCAGTTACCCTTCCCGCCCGACACCGAGGCGAAGAAGATCTGCCAGCGCATGACGTCCGCCTCGAGGGACCGGGGCCGCGCCGCCCGACGACGCTTCGCGAGCGCGTCCTTGAGATCGGGCATCTTCTTTCCCATGTGGTACCAGCGCGCCCCGAACCATGCGGCTGCGACCGCTTCGTCGTAGCGGTCGAGCCGGAGCTCGGAAGCGGCCCGGGTGGAAAGCTGGACCTCGCGTAGCGTCATGCTCCAGAACGCCTCGACCGTAAGCCCACACCGGAGCGCCTCCTGAAGCAGATGGTCTAAGTCGTAGAGACTGACGCCACGCCCTCGGCTTTTCCCCCGCCTTCGCCTCCGTCCTCTTCGCCCTTGAGGTACGACCCGTGGACGATCGCCGAGTAGTGCAGCGTCTTCATCTGCGCCAGCCCGGCCCCGCGCACGACCTCGTGGAAGGCCTCGTCGGTGAGCCTGGCGCCGCTCTGCCGCTCCCACGCCTTGAGCCCCACCCGGAAGCAGACGAGCGCGGCCTCGGGGTCGGGGTTCATCCACGCCGCCTCGAACGCCGCCAGCATCCGCCGCTGGCGCTCCGTGGCGTCCACGAGGACGCGCGTCCGCTTGAAGGTGGGCAGGCCCGCCGCGTCGAGCTTCGGCGTCCCGTCCTCCTCGACGGCGACGTCCACCTCCTCGACCACGTCCGGCTGGAACGGATCGGGACGACGGAACCCGAGAGCCGCCTGTACCTCGGCGATCTCCCGGGTCCCGTAGTAGACGAACAGGTCGCGGCCAGCCGCCCGGAAGGGCACCTCTCCGCGAATCAGGTTCGCCACGTGATCACGACCACACGGCAGCGCCGCTCACCCGGATCGAGAACAAGAAGTCGACGGGGTCGGCGATCGTGGTGTTCGGCGGCTTCGCGGTCGAGACGTAGCCGGGGAAGATGACCGTCTTGCGGACGGTCGCGGCGTCGTCACGCCACTCGATTTTCCAGTAGTAGCTCAGGTTGTTCACGCCGTGGTCCGCGATGATCGCCGCCTGGATCGCCGCCCCGGCCGCGTCGGCGACGGGGTCGAGGAAGTTGCAGGTGACGGACATGGTCCCGTTGTCCTTGAACGTGGCCTTGAACTCCTTGACCTTGTTCGGGGACTCGAGGTGGGTGAACTCGGCCTCGTCGACCGTGGCCTCCGCGGGGTCGAACGACTTGACCTCGGGGATGGCGGTCCACGGGCCCACGTTGCCGGCGGTGGATCGGCTCAACCGGGCGTTGTACCCGATGAACCCTGCGCTCTTGCCGTTGACGTCAGGCATCTTTCAGCTCCTTCCCTTTCTCTCGGACGGCCTACGAGGAGGCGCCGATGATGAGGATGTCGTACGCCTGGGTGCCAGCCGAGGGCGCCGCCTGGATGATGTCGGCCGTGGCGGCGGTCACCGTGGTACCGGCCGCGGATGGATCGGTGTAGACGAAGCACCCTCCCGGCTTGATGGAGGTAGTGGTCGTCGCCACGCTCAGGAAGAGCACCGACGCGGCGTCACCGCCGAGCACGATATTCCCGGTGTTCGCCGCTGCCGCGCATACGATCAGGGTCTTCATCCTGACGATGGTGAAGGTGTTCCCGAAGGCGTCCAAGAGCCCGCCGGCCGCGAGATCCAGGTCCTCGGCGGCCGCGATGCTCCGCGTGTCGGTGAAGAGCATGTTGGCCTGGTTGATGCCCGTCCCGAAGCTGAACGCGACGGGATGCGACCCGAACGCCAGGGTCGCCTGGGACGTCATCAGGTCCACGGTGCTGGTGTAGCTGCCACCGACCGCGATGTTGATGTTCGCGGTGAGGCCGGTCGCCGCCGCTCGGAGGTCTCCCTGGAAGCCGAGCGCCGCCACGATCACGAGCAGGCCCGCCAGGGCCACCTTCCAACGGTTCTTCATGCGACTCCTCCTAGAGATGTGCCGCGTAGTCGGCACTCACCCGGTACAGCTTGGTTTCCGATTCGTACTCCGTCGCTCGCTCGACGAGCAGCCGGAGCAGGTTGATCCGTTGTCCCGCCACCGTCCCGCAGTAGCCGTGCAGCGGCCCCGCCACCGACTGGTCATCCGACCCGTTCACCGCTGCGGCCAGTGCCCGGACTCCGTCCACGTCGTTCGTCCAGCAGTCCACCTGCAGCCGCAGCGTGTTTGGCCCTACCGTCCCGTCAAGAATTACGTCGGAGAGTTTGTCCACCTTCGTGAGCACGATCGCCGGGAACGTCGGGCGCTGGGGCAGGATGCCGCTGTAGACGCGCGTCCCGACCAGCCCCGCGACGGTGGTGTCCGCCAGGAGCAGCGAGCGAATCGCGGTCTCGATCATCTGGCCGCTCGCTTCGTGTACTTGCGGACCACGCGCTCAAACTGCTTCTGCAACTCGGGGACCATCAGCGTCCCGTACAACTGGGCAAACGAATCGTAGTTTGGCCGGATGAATGGAGTGGCCCGCATCTTGGAAGTCCCGAATTCGTGGAATGCCGCGATGAATCCCCGCTTGTTTGACTTCCGACTATGCGGCGGAAGCGGTCCCACAAGGACGATGGCCTCGCCGGCCTTTCGCGTCTCTCTATCCGGTAGGATTACGAAATCGTCTGCCATATGTGGACCAGACCCACTCGAACGTGGAGCGTCACGCTGGATATCTGCCAACAGGGGCTTTGCTACTTTCGCGATGGCTTTCAGCAAGACCTCTTCGTTTCCGAGCTCCTTCCCGAGGAGGGCTACGTTCTCCATCGCCTGTGCGATGCCGGTCCACTTCCCGCCGATCATGCGACCTGGTCCTCGGCGCGGGCGCGCGTCACGAACTCCCAGCCCTCGCGCCGGCCGAGATCGCGGACCTCGAGCACCTCGTAGACCCGGAGGCCCTCGACGATCTCCCACTTGACGGTCGGCTCGGTCATCGCCTCGTGGAAGTAGCGGGTCCGCCAGGTCACCGCGGCCCAGCCCTGCACCTGCCCCTCGCGGAAGGCTTCCGTCCCGCGGTCGGGAGACTTCTCGGCCCAGACGGTGGCGATCACCTGGGGCGTCAGGACCACGGCCCCGGACGCGGACTGGCTCTCGACGAGCCGCCGGAAGGTGATGCGGCGGTCGAGCTTGCCCGCCCCGCGCAGCGCCATCAGAACACCCGCAGCGGCCAGAGGAGCCGCTCCACGGTGATCGCGACCGGGCTGCTGATCGTCCCGACGACCACCTGCTCCCGCCGCTCGTACATCTCGGCCGCGTGCATCAGGATCGCCTGCCGGATCTGCGCCGGGACGTCGCTCGCGCCGGCGCCGTAGCCGGCCGCGAACTCGATCTGCACCGCGCCCTCGCCGAGGTAGACCGAGGGCCAGGCGTTCCCGCTCGCGAGCTCGATGAAGCCGGTCCCGGCCTCGGGACCGGCGAACGTGTGGACGTTGTACGTGGCCGCGGCCACCGTCTGCTGCACTCGGTTGGAGTCGTAGTACTGCACGATAGGCGCGGGCGCCGCCAGTAGCGGAGCTCGCGGAAGCTCGAACTCGTCGTCCATCGGAAAGGCGTCAAGCCTCATCGTCCACGTCGCCGTGATGAGTTGGCGGCCCAGGTACTGCTCGATCCACTGCCGGGAAGCCGTGATCAGCGCCGCGAGGTACGGCCCCTCGTCGCCGTTATC